CCGAATAGGCGCTCTCGTTGAGCGAGGCAACGATTGGTTTCGAACCGCGCGCCGAATAGATGAGATCGACCAGATCGAAACAACCGCACACTTCGCCACCGGGACTATCGATGTCGAGCAAGATACCGGCGACGTCGGTGTCCATGACCGCCGTCGCGAAGGCGAAGCGGATCGCGTCGTAGCCGGTCGTCATCGAGAACCAATCCCACGACGAGCGCTGCGTCAGCACGCCGTAGACCGGGATGTAGGCGAGCGCGCGGCCCGAGCCTTCGGTCGGCTCAAGCATCACGTAGGGCTTGGCACTGATCTCGTCCTGTGCGCTGGCCTTGCGCGGCACTTCCCGCGATGAGCCCTTGCGCATCTCGGCGATCAGCGCGACGACCTGATCGGGGCGAAGCGCGATGGGCGTGTTGAGGAAGCGCGCGGCGATCTCTGGTTTCATGCCGGTAACGGCTTTTTCGTTGTCTCGTAGGCTTTTTGTTGCTTCTGCGGCTGATCGCGCGAGCCGCCCGAGTCCGCTTGCTGGCCGACCCACACCGGCATTGGCAAACCAAGGTCTTCCATCATCTTCACCTCGCGCGAACGCTGGCGCAGCGTTTCCTCGTAATCGACGCCCTGCCGTGCGCAGACGTCTTCCAACGTATTGAAGCCCGCATCGAGGCCGAGGATTTCGCCTTGACGCTCGACCACCGGATCGACCCAGCCTTTCGCGGCCGGGAGCCAGCGCCCGCGCGTGTAGTAGGAACGGCCTTCGATATACGGGAGCGCATTCTTCGGCATCGGCAGTTCGCCGCGATCCATTGCTTCGGCGAGGAGAGCGCCGAGGATCGGCGTCGCCGTGTTGGCGTTGAAGTCGGCAAGGCGCCGGTCGAACGTCTTCTCGGCCTCGTTCGCCGCGAGGCGCGACGCGGAAAAGTTCATCTCGGAATAATCCTGCGTCACTTGCTGCGCCGAGAGGCCGAGACACGCGGCAACGCCGCGCAACATCTCGTGAGCGAAGGGCGAGAAGTTCGTTCCCGGCCGCTCGGCTTTCACGGTTTTGATGTCTTCGCCGGGCGCCAGCGCGGGCACGCGCACGTCGCCGAGCATCGCCGGGCGCTTCTGATTCCACATATCGCGATACGTCTGATACCAACCAAAATTCTGGTTGTCGGTCTCTAACGCATCTTGAACCATCACCTCGTCGTAAGGGCTCGTGACGTAGGTGCCGAACATCGAGGCGACCGTCGCCGCCTGAAGCTCGACGCCGTAATACTTCGCCAGCATCTTCAGCCGCGAGATGATCGGCGCGAACACCGAGACGCCGCGCGATTGACCGGCGCGCAAGCGGTCGCGGTCGTGAAAGACACGTTGCCAGCCGTCAGGGTCTTCGCGCGGTACGCGCTCCCAGATCATCGACTCGATGGCGTTGTACCAATCGTTCTGGTGCGCTTGTCTGATGTGATACGCCTGCGGCGCACCGAGGTCATCGATCTCGACGCCGCCGCGCATGTAGCGCGAATCCACCATCTGATATGGGTTCGACAAGCGGTCGGGATCGACCACGAGGAACGAGGTTGCGTAGCGCGCGGCGCCGTAGCCCACGCGCTCGGGAAGCCAGTACGCCAGCGCCAGCGCCTCGCCATCGATCAGCTTGTGCCGCAGCATCAGCCGGAATTGCTGCGTCGTCGTCAGTTGCCGCTCGACGTCGCCCCACCAGCCGTGATCTTCGGTGTAGCCCTGCCACAAATCTTCAAGCGCCTCGCGATACTCTTGCGACCATTCGCTGTCGTATTCCTTCACCCCCGAGAGGCGGCGCAGCGCTCGCGTGTTCGGTTTCGAAATGAAGCGGTTTTGCGAGCCGATGGTGTTGTCGAGAATGATGTCGATAGCGCCCGAGGCCCATCCGTCGTTGCGAACGAGATCGCGTTGGCGCGCAACCATGCGGTCGCGGAAGATGTTGATCTCGGCGTCGGGCGACCTGATCCACGGAATCCAGTTCGCCATTTCTGCGGTGAACCATTCCGACCCTTCCCACGGGAAGAATTGCGGCAATGGGTAACCGTCAGGCGACGAGCCCCAATTCGAGTATGCGCCCGCGCGCCGACGCATCGCGTCGATCACCTTGGGCGGTATCACTTCGCCGCGTGCGTTGAGGATCGGAATTTTGGGTACTGTCACGGGAACGCGACCCCAATCGCCCGGCGCCGACGACCGCACGATGTCCCGAGCGCGACGCCGATGTACTGAATCAGATAGCGCAGATAGCTCACGTTCGCCGCGTTCGAATTGTAGGTGACCGACTTCGCGCCGTCGCCTTGCGCATAGCTCACGGTGACTTCGCGCCGACCCGTGATCAGCGCAAAGAGCGCTTGCTGCAATTGCGGCAACAGCGCCGCGAGTTCTTCGGGCGTCAGGTTGCAAATCTCGGCCGGGATCGGCCCGCCGTCCGGTGCCGTCGTCATGGCGTTACCTCATTTCGGAAACTTGTCGATGAATTCTTCCATGCTCTTTGGCGTAGACGTCGGCGGCGCCGCCCTGGCTGCTTGGGTTGCCGGGCTTGAAGGAAAAGCTATAGGCGGCGCCACCGCCGCAGGCATTGCAGAGGCCGAGGGCACAGCCGCTACAATCAGTGAATTGCGTTCCCACTCGGCCGCCCATCCCGGTGGCCTCGTCCAATCGATGCGCGCGACGCCGTGCAGATGCGCGGCGACATGCGTCATCACCAAAAGATCGAGCGCTTCGTTGCGCTGTCCAGGCGACGTGCGTTCCCATTGCCCTTTTTTATTCGGGCGCTCGGCCGTCGCTTGCTCGAACCAAACGTGCGGCACCTCTGCGCTGCGCAGCGCGTAGGGAAAGTTTACGTAGAGCGGGCCCGGCATCCCCTTCATCAGTTGCCCGGCCAAATCGTCTTTGAACAAATTCGCGTTGAACATCGCGACCGGCACTGCGCCGCCGCCCGCCGCCTTGTTGGCGGTTCTGATGGTGTCGGGATAGACGACCGAAAGCTTTGTCGCGTTCGCGCCCGACGTGCCTTTCGTCGGCAGGATCGACCAGCAATCGCGACCGCTGATTTTTCCGAACAGCCGCGTGATGCGCAGCTTCCGCCAGCGCGACCATGCGAGGTAGGCTTGTTGCGTGACGCCCATCGCGCCGCCGCTGTCGTAGACGCAGGCCCGTGGCTTCATGCCTCTCGACGGATCGGTAGCAAGGGGCCACGACCGCGAAAACAGCTTGAGCAAACCGTCCCAATCTTCTTTCGACGTCGCCGTGTCGGCCGGGATGCGTCCCCGGTCGATGATCCACGACTCGGCGCCCACGCCCCAGCCGCGCACCAGCCATTCGAAATGCGCAACCTGCACATCGACGGCGAGCGTGAGAAAACGCACACCTTCCGGCACGCGGCCGAGCTTCAGATGCGGATCGGCGCGGTCGGCCAGATCGTTGGCATCGACCGAGCCGTGCGAGCGCGGCGGCGTGTAGGGGAAACCCCACTGCTTGACGATCACCTCTTTGATCGTCGTCTCGTCGCCATCGATCTCGAATTCTCGTTCCGCCTTCTCTCGCGCACGCGCCAGCCCGCCGATGCCGCCGATGATGAACGGCGACATCGCGCCGACAATCCAATAGCCCGCCGTGCGCCGCTTCACGCGCTCGCCGGTCACCTCGCCGTCTTCGGTGATGTCTTCGCCGAGGCCGACCCACTTGCCGCGCGTGTTCATCGCCCGGCGATGCGAGTCGCTCACGACGCAGCCGTTGATCGGGCAGAGCAAGAACGCGCTCGCCTCGATCTCATCGAGCGTCGGCGGGCGCTTGACCGGCGTGTCGGCAACGACCGCATCGACTTCGCGCACATATTCGAGCGACATGACGCGCACGCCGAGCGGGCACGGGCTCGACCACTTGCCGCAATGCGGACACGGCCAATACCAAATGCACCGATCAGAGTCGCCGTAGATCGCCATGATCCCGGCCGTCCAATCGCGTTCCGGCTTCATGCCGCGTGCCTTGTCGCAGTGCGACATGACGAGCACTTTCGAGCGCTTGCCGTAGGTCTGACGGCGCACGTTGAACTGCGCCATCGGATCGCCGAAGTCGGCGTAGGCGTCAATCTCGTCGCCGATGATGCGCGGCGCCGACTTGTTGATCAGGTTGTTCATCTGCGCCGAAAGGAATTCGATCTTCATTCCCTTGAAGCGCTTGAAGTGCAGGCTGTCATCGACCGTGCGCAGACCTTGATTGTCGCGCAGCAAGCGATGCTGATCGATCATCGGGTTGATGCGGCCCTTCACGTAAGCTTCGACCGCCTCGTCGGTCTGCATGTACCAGAGCATGTCGGCCGGATCGGCGCCGACCGTGTGCAGCCACCAGTTTTCCGCAACGACCGTCTTCGCGACTTGGCCCGGCCCGACGAGCGCAATCGTCATGTGATGGATCGAGGTCAGCCGTTGCATCGGCTCGATCAGATACGGCGTCAGATCGTGGCGCCACGGGCCGACATAGCCGCCGCCAGTGTTCGACAAGCGGCGATGCTTGAGCGCGTAGTCGGCGACGTTCTCGACGTTGCGCGGCAGTAAGATCGGCAGAGCATCGCGCAGAATTTGTTTGGGCGAGGCATAGCCGATCTCAGGCATTAGAGCTTGAGCGGTGCCCCGCCGATGACGAACAGCACCCACACGAGCACGATGAAGAACATCGCGACCGTCATGCGCCAAAGCGGCAGACCCGCATAGGGCGGCCCGCTGATGAAGTTCATCGCGACCAGCGTCACGAAGATGCAAACCACAAGCGGTGAAAGCATGGCCTATCCTTCCTCGTCGTCGTCGTCGTCAGTGTCTTCGTTGGTGAAGTCGCGTAGCGCCTGCACGAGTTCCCGGCGCCGGTCGTCCAATATCTCGCGCACGATCACCGTCTCGTCTTCATCGAGGTTGAGCCGCGAGGCAATCGTGTCGCTCGCGCTCGAATCGTGTGTCGCCCAAATCTGAAACGCTTGCGCCAGCACCGAGCGGAACGGACCCGTCTCGACAAGCTCGGCGCGCGTCACGCGCAATTGGTCTTCGATCTTCTGCGCCTGCGCCAGTTCGCGTCGGCCGCGCGGCGTGATCAGTGCGGGCTCGCTCTCGGCGTCGCGCCGCAGATGCGCCTTCACCTTCGCGACATCGAATTCCCAAATCGATCCGCGCTTGCCCGCGTCGCCGCGCTTCTCAATCGGAAAATCCGGGTCGTGTGCGAGTCGTCTGTCGAGACGGTCGCGGCCCCAGCCGAGCACCGCGCACAATCCATTTTTCGTGACGATCTCACGCCCGTCACCGAAAGCTGTTCTGACGTCAACCGCGCTCATCAAACCTGTTTCCGATGTTTTTTCGTTAATCATTCGGATTTATCGGGGCGCGAAATTTGCC